AAAGAGCAGAAGCAAGAATGGTATAGCTCATTACTATATTACGGATCACAACATCATTATAAGAAAGGCTGGGCATATCATAAATACATAGATGCTTTTAGCTGCACACCTAACGGTCTTAAACAGGTCACGCAAGATCCAATACCAGAGGCTTTGAGCTGGATTAAAAGCCGTCAGATCGCTTGGAGTAAGCGCTAATGGCATGGTATGACTTAGTGCTAGACAATTTAGATAAGGTCCGAAAGGTAGGTGATGAAAAATGGGTTGCTTGCTGTAATGTGCACAATGACTTAACGCCAAGCCTCAGCATAACAATAAAAGACAAAAAACTTCTGATGTACTGTTTTTCTTGCGGCGCAAAAGGTGATAGTGTGGTAGAATCAATGGGCCTTAACGTGTCAGATTTGTTTGAGGAAAAGAAAGAATTTGAGCCAGATGCACATTATCTCTTGAGAAAAACGCAGGAGGATGATGATTTTTACATTATGTTGTATGACTCTGATAAAGCAAAAGGTAAGAAAATAAGATATAAAGATCATAAAGAATACATGGCAGCTATGTCACGTAGAAGTAGAAGAACAGAGTTGGGTATTGCTCAAAACATTATCACAGTAAAGACAGATGGTTTTTTGTAATGGGTAGACCAGAAAGAGTGTTTTCAGATGAAGAAGTAGAGATGGTGGAGAAACTTGCACCGTCATTAACTCAACAGCAGCTCGCTGACTATTTCTGTATATCTATCAACACCTTAAAAGAAATCATGCAACGCGATAAAAGAGTTTCTGACAGTTATAACCGTGGTTTGACTAGAGCTGGTATAATGATGGTTGAGAAGCTATATGACAAGGCTTTAGAAGGCGATCATGCGAGTATGAAGTTGTGGCTATCCCAGAGGATGGGGTGGACAGATAAAAGCCGTACTGAGCATACAGGGGCCAATGGGCGGCCTATCGAAATGGATATTGATACTCACTGGACAATAGAGGTGATGAACGATGCCACTGAAGAAAGGTAAGTCAAAGAAGGTTATTAGCGAGAACATACGGACCGAGATGGCGGCAGGTAAGCCACAGAATCAAGCCATAGCGATAGCTTATGCCAAGGCTAAAAAGAAGAAGAACAAAGTGAAGTATGAGTAATGGCAGAGCCTGAGTTCGTTCAACGGATTAACAATCCTTCAAAGTACCCATATATCCGAAACAATGACGGCAGCATATCAACGCATAGAATGGCTGCTGAAACTGATGAAGATGGAAACTGGTTTGTCTTTCCAACGATACAAATGGTAGATGGCAAGTTAGTCCAGTATGAGGATAACTTTGAGGCAATGAAGAAAGCTTTAAAAAGCGGTAATTTCCTCAGTATGCCCAGCAAAATAGATGCGTTGAAATATGCGGAAGGTGGCTACAAGAAAGGAACAGAGCTTGAAAAGTTCAGGCCAAGTCTAGCTAATGAGGCAGGATACGAATAATGCCTAAGATGCAGATACCGAAGAAGATGCTACCGTTGCTAGAGCCTTCTCGTTACAAAATTTGTCTTGGCGGTAGAGGAGCTTCTAAAAGCATGACAATGGCTGATCTGTGCCTCCTTGCAGCTCAGTCGCATGGAATAAAGACTCTATGTGCTAGAGAGTTTCAAGCCAGTATAGACGATTCGGTTCACGCCTTGTTATCTGCGGAGATAGAGCGGCTAGACCTAAAAGGCTTCGAGATACAGCGCAACGAAATCCGCTATAACAACGAAACAGCATTCAAATACATTGGTCTTGCTAGATCGCCAGAGTCAGTCAAGTCTTATCACAACTTCAGCCGAATCTTTGTAGAGGAGGCGCAGACCATATCAGAAGCCAGCCTCAAAGCGTTGACACCAACACTTAGGACCGCAGGTTCAGAGATCTGGATGGCAGCAAATCCAAGGTCTGCTGCTGATCCTTTCTACACTCGCTTTGTTAAACCATTTGAAAAAGAGTTACGCAGAGATGGTATATACAGAGACTCACAGCACTGCATTATATGGATGAACTACAGCGACAATCCTGCGTTTCCAGACGTTTTAGAGCAAGAGCGGTTATATGACCAACAGAATATGTCAGCGGCTCTCTACGCCCACGTATGGGAGGGAGAAACGTATGATGAGCACCATGACAGCATAATCCCTGTAGAATGGTTCTTGGCCGCGCAAGACGCACATATAAAGCTAGGATGGAAGCCAGAAGGCGCAATCATTGCGTCACATGATCCGTCAGATGAGGGATCGGATAGTAAAGGCTTTTGTTTGCGTCATGGTAATGTAATTTTAGATGTGTGTGAAATGGTAACAGGTGATGCTGGTGAAGGCATGGACTGGGCGCTTGATAAAGCTTTGGCAGCTAATGCCGATCACTTTGTGTGGGATGCTGACGGCTTAGGCGTTTCTCTCAAGCGGCAGGTAGACCAAGCTTTAGCGAACAAGAATGGCATTAAGTACAGTATGTTTAAAGGCTCTGAGTCTCCTGAAGATCCAGAGATGCCATATACTACAGGCGGTTCGCAGCGTAACAAGAACAACCGAGAAACCTTTAGGAACAAGCGAGCACAGTATTGGTGGCGTTTAAGAGATAGGTTTGAGGCAACTCATAGAGCGGTAGAAAAAGGCGAGTATGTCAATCCAGAGGATATGATAAGCTTATCCTCAGAGATTCCTGTTTTAGAACAGCTTAGAGCTGAGGTTTGCCGTATACCATTAAAACGAAACAACGCTGGTAAGATACAGATTCTAAGCAAGGCAGAGATGGCAAGGCCTCCGTATAGGCTTCCTTCTCCAAACATGGGTGATGCGCTGATGATGTCGCTCCACTCTCCTAAACATATCAACCAACAGAAGGTTGTTTTAAATTTTAGCGGCTGGAAAAATCATGGATAAAGACAACTACGAATACGAAAAAGACAACAAGAAAGAATATGGCGAAGATGTTTATGATTCTAGCAAGTATGCTGACCATGAATATGTAGCTGGTCTTTTAGCGGCATCGCAGGAAGCAGATCAAGACTTGCGTGATAATGCGCGTGAAGCGGTTTTGTTCGTAGATAAGCGAGACGGCGCTTGGGAGCCGTATTGGTACACTAACGCTGGGGAGGCAAAGTCTCCAAGATACAGCTTTGATATGGTAAATCCTATTATTGATCAGGTGTGCTCAGAAATAGAACAAGCGTCTTTTGACGTGCAAGTCTCTCCTGCAGGCGGTAACAGCACTAAAGACATAAGTAACACTTACTCAGGGATAGTTAGAAACATTGAGTCCATGTCTGATGCTAAAGAGGTTTATAGTCATTCAGCCCGAAACATGGTGACTTCAGGCTTTGGCGCTTGGCGTGTTGTACACAAATATGTCAGTCAGGACAGTTTTGACCAAGATTTATTCATTGAGCCTGTTGGCAATGCTTTGGACCGTGTTTGGTTTGATCCTGCCGCTGAGAAGCAAGATAAGTCTGATAGTCGGTATTGCTTTGTTCTGCACGCTATTGGTAAGGATGAATATGACAGGAGATGGCCTGAAGGTTCAGGAGAATCGGTAGATGAAGGCCGTGATGGTGAGGCCTACTATGATAAGGCTGAGGTTGTAGTTATTGGTGAGTTGCTCTATTGCGAGGAGGAAGAGCGCGAATTGGTAATGATGTCGAACGGTAACGTCCATGAAGTTAATGATGACTTTGAACAGATAGTGGATGACCTAAAAGGAATTGATGTTACAGAAATCCGTAGACGTAAACGTGTCAAAAAGTCGGTATGTTCACGGTTATTTGACGCTAGTGATTGGCTTGAAGAAAAGAAAGAGACTGTTTTTAACATGATTCCAGTGGTTCCTATCTACGCTAACTACAAAATATTTGAAAACAAAACAATATTCTGGGGACTTGTAGAGAAGCTGATGGACTCGCAGCGAGTGCTGAACTACTCAGTTAGCCGTGAGGTTGCAGAGACTAGCCTTGCTCCAAGAGCTAAGTATTGGATGACTATGGGACAGGCTGCAGGCCATGAGGATTCACTGCAGACACTTAACACTAATCATGATCCTGTTCAGTTTTTCAATGTAGATCCTGAGTTTCCACAAGTTCCGCAACAACAAGGTGGAGCACAGATCAATCCAGCTCTTCGCACTATGTCAGAAGCTATGCGAGGCATGATTACTTACGCATCTGGTATGTTTTCTAGCAATATGGGAGACAATCCACAGAATCAGTCTGGTGTTGCGATCAACGCATTGCAGAATAAAGGCGATAACTCTACGATCAAATACTTTAAAGCCTTAGAGTTTGGTATCCGTGCTACTGGAAGAATATTAGTATCCGCTATACCACAAATATATGACTCACAACGCACTGTAAGGCTACTGAAGGAAGATAACACTTATGACGTTGCAGATATCAATCAGAAAGTAGTTGATCAAGCTACAGGCGAAGTAAAGGTTGTAAACGATCTCTCAGTTGGCAATTACGACGTACAAGTAAAAGCTGGCGCAAGCTTCAAGAATAGGCAACAAGAAACCATTGAGACTATTATTGAGATAGCAAAAGTTGATCCAACAATATTACAAATTGCTGGTGACGTATTGCTAGACAATGTTGCTACTGCTTCAGCACAACAAATCTCTGACCGCAAACGCGCACAGATGATAGCCGCTGGCTTGATACCTCAAGAACAAATGACTGGAGATGAGTTAGAAGCAACGGTGCAGCAGCAAGGCGAGCCACAGCAAGATCCAAATATGGTTTTGGCGATGGCCGAGCAAATGAAGGCTGAAGCTGAGATGATGCGAGCACAGATAGAGCAAGCAAAGCTGCAGAACGAGCAGATGAAGCTACAGCTAGAGGCTCAGAAGCTACAGACGCAGATGCAAGGCGATCAGGCCGACAATCAAATAGACATCTTTAACGCTGAAACTAAGCGCATGGACACTGAGATTAAAGCACAGCAGGCCAATGCCACGGTCAACCATTCTCAGGTTAAGTCTGTAGGTGATCAGCTAGATAATCAAGAAAAGATGGCTGACATGATGGATAGGCAACGTGCTGACGCAGAGAGGCAGCGAGCTGAGGCCCAGCGCAGAGCGATGAGGTATATGTCTGATTCAGAGATAGCGAGAATGCAGAATGGCTGAACCAAGGTATAAGTACGGCGGCGAAAGTGCGTTGGCTGCTTTTTTTATGCCTGAACGCAGAGAAATACTAAGTCCAGAAGAGTCTCAGATAATTGGCTACAGGCCAAGCGGTGAGGCTATTGTACAAAATATACCTGCTCAATACGGAGAGTCTGAGATAGACTTTTCGTATACTCCTGTAGTTAGAGGTGCTAGATCCGCTGCGTCGTTTCTCAATGATTTATTTTTAGGTGATGCTAACGAACAGTCAGAGGCTGCTGGTAAGGCTGTTAGCGCGGTCCGAGGCATGATTGAAGGTCTTGGTGACTATGCTGTTGATCAATATGAAGCAGGCATGGCAGGCGGTACTACCTATAATCCTGAGACTGGTCAGATAACTGATTTTGATCCTGCTTTAGTTATGGGAGGTGCTGGAGCAAGCAGGTCGTTATCAAAAGTGCCTTTAGATATGTCTAGTTCGGCAAGAATGCAAAGAGCGCAAGACCTTGGTTTTAACACTGATCGCCCTCTATATCACTACACTGATAAGTTAGAA